CCACCATAATTGAGGGCTTTTATGGTGAAATTATACGTTCCGGCAGTCAATGTACCATTATATATATATTCAGTTCCGGAAATATTTGATACAATTTCAGTTCCATTCAGATAAACGGCATATCCATTGATTGAGATATCTGTGGGTTTTGTCCAGGATAATTTTATTGTTGAACCAATCAATGATGTTGATAAATTAAGCGGAGCATTTGGAACGGTAATTGCGGCGGTTCCGGTTACAGTTACCGCCAATGTAATACCATCAGATGGGTTTGTTGTATGAGTGACACATACTGTATACGCTTCGTCCATTACTATGAGATCGGTAAGTCTAAAAAAAGGAATAGTTGTCGTACCTTTATAAATATAGGTACCATCATAATAGGATTTAACGAAAACATTCCATGACAACGCGAATCCTGTCCATGATAAATGTATTTCAGTATCGGGACTTCCGTTCAACTTTTGTACTTCTTCTGCACGCAAATGAGCTTCATAGGTTGGCGTTACCGGTTCCGCAGGTAAAGTTAAGGCTTTTGTATCATCATAAATATTGGCATTGTATTCAATGCAGGAAAGTTTTCTTGTTAAATCGTTTACGCGCGTAGTTTTTGTAAGTCTGAAATATTTTGTTGCATTGCCAATGGTAGTAATTATCCATTTATCATGTTCAGCAGGAATCGGACTAAAGGAGCCTTCAATTGCTATTGTAGCCGTTGTTGTTTCTTCTATAACTGCAGAGATGGTATACTCTTTAATGATGTCATCGTTTTTATTTTGAATGCGTAGTTTGTGTGTTGTACCTGGTATTAATGTAACCGGTTTATCGAGAACTATTAATGATGTTTGTGCTGACATTACAAGTCCGCCATCACCCCATAGTGTAACGTCATGCTGGACTTCCACAAGATCCCAGGGCGTACATCCAATAGCATCGATATCAGCACCCCAGTTACCGACAAAGGTAAGAAAACGATTACAGTTAAGCGCAAAGTAACCATGCGCCAGCGCTTCGGCCAGAGTAGTGCAACCTTTTAATGTGAGTTGCGTTTTTTTTATTTCCACAGTGGTCGTATCAAAATCCGCGGCATGAAGTTCTATTGTTCTTTGTTTGTAATTATTGGTACTATCCCAGAACGTCACATCGATAGCATTGGCACGTTTTTCCATGTCCATGTATTCAATGCTGAAACTGTTGGATGAAATATTGGCCATGTTAAAAATGAAACTTTGCGCTGGTATTGTTTCCAGTTTGTCAACAAAACAGGTAAAGTCACTACCCATTTGAATGGTATTGCCACGGCCAAGTTGACCGATGTTATTTAATATTTTTCTAAGACTTGTTGATTCGTCTATATAATAATTACATTTGAAAGATACCGGGGATGGTACTTCAGGAGACGTATAATGAAGATCGTTATTGTTTGCCCATGCCAGGAAATCAATATATTTAATTCTTGATACCGGAACATCGCCACCATAATTAGAATTGTGCAGGACATCTACAGACGCCCATGCCGGATTATCCGCAGGAAGATCTTCATATTCTGAACCGGTCCAGATAGGCACTGTTGCTCTTGTGGCAATCAAAGACATGGTAGGCATGCCACCTGATAACTTATTTGTTGCCAGCGCTCGCAGTGCAAAGACTGATGCACCCGGATACGTGAAGTCATCGTAAATAATAGATTCCACGTAATCGAGGTAAGTATCGTATATTATCGTTGTACTTTCAGGATAATATGTACCGTAATGCTTTCTGATTCTTATCTGATAAGTACCTGCAGGAAGATTGTCAACATAGTAAACTCTCCTCATTGCGGTTTGCGTACAATCCTGAATATAAAAATTGTCATGTGATGTTGTGGAAATATAATTAATGGTTTGAGGTTCTATCCAGTGCCATACTGTAATCATGCGAGATGTATTCTGAATCCATATAGTCGGATTATATGTTTCGTTTTCTGTATGATCCGTAGTTATTGCAGAACCAGCTTCGATTTCATACCAGACACCTTGTTTCCACCATCCCGCTGACCATCGTGCTGTGGCAACTGCTTTTGTACTGATATTGTAGGGCGTGATTTGTGTCCATGTGGCACTATCTGCTTCCTTATATTCTATGTCCAGATTAGTACCCTGGGCTTCAAAATTGCCATCATCGTTAACGATAAACATTCCCTTTGGAAAGTTAAGTGCTACACCGAGGCCTTCAATCTGAGTACCATCAGCATCGATCGTCAACCATGGATGTTGTGATGCTGTCCAGTATGCTCCTTCTTCCGGAGCATGGATATTCGTCGGTCCATTTGGTTGGATACATCTCCATGGATAACCATTGTGAGTTGTTTCATCGTTGATACTGTATGTTGAAGTGCTTGAATAATCTGTATGCCAGGGAACTTTCGTTCCAACGGCTTTTATTGTGCGACTATCAAGAAAATATTTAATAGCGGTTTGATTCAGATCGCCAAGACGGTATTCCCATTCCATGCTATCATTTTCATCTTGATATACCGGATTGTCATTTAATCTGATACTTGTTTCATCGATAGAAGTTATGGGATGATCGGCAATAGCATAAAGAATATTCAGATATTGTTTGTTGTCCACAACTTCAATATATTTGCCTATGATAGGTGGCGTGATTCTCATTGTTCCATATAAAACGGGCCAAACCACACCTTCACGATTGGCATTATTTCCTATATCCCATGAATATGTGGAAGATTGGTCTGAATTTGTAGAGTCGGTCATATCGTAAGGAATCAAAGCACTAATCAGAACATTTCCGACAACTGATATTGCTATACCGGCCGATAATCCCAGTGTTGTTGTCGATACTCCAAAATAAGCGGCAGCGGCAGCGCCTCCAGCACCACCCAGATACCATGTAGCCGCGGTAGCTACGATGACAACGGCAAGTTGCAATACGATACGTAATGTATTTTTCCCGCCGCCTTGCGGTGTTGCGCAAAGGACAAGATTTCCCTTTGGATAGACAAGGGCATAATCGATTCCTTCCGGTACAAGTTCACCGTTTATTGCAGCAACATAATAACAATCGTTTAACGGATCTTTGACCAAATCAATGCATTCCTTTAAAGATAATCCTCTAGGCATTTCTTTAAATTCTCGACTGTGCATCGGGTCGAATGGATTTGTGATATTTGTTATATGAATATTTTGTCGTTCCATTAAGGGTTCCATTCGTAGAATCCTCTTATCTTTCGTCGGAAGAAACGGTCATCAATACGTGTTGTAATGACACCCTGTTCTTCCAAAATATGGATAAATTTATTTTCGCCGACATAGACACCAAGGTGTTGAATTAAATTTGGTTTGTCGGAATCCAGTGCTATGACAACTGCGCAGCCTTCTACCGGAATTTCGATTTTTTTCCATTTGCCACTTTGCAGTTCTTTTTCGATTACTGCCGCATCAACATCAGTATATGGATATTCTTTTCTAGCCATGGCCGCGACTACTTCCTCCACAGCCAGCACCTCAATATCGGAAACTTTTATCGGATTGCCATAACGATGCATAACTTCCACAAAAAGACATTTGCAGTCATGAGTTCCCGGAGTTTTTGCACCGCGCTCGTATTTTGTTTTAAATAGATCAAGTAATATCGAATCCACCTTGTCCTACTCCAGGCGCGTTGCCGAATCGTGTTGAATTGTTTTTTGCTCTGCAGCCAAGAAGTGTATAGTCGCATGTTGTATCGTCGCCGGTATATCCACACCGACCATCGATTCCCTTGAATTTAAAACGGCAATGATTACGTAAAATACGATTTTGCGGAAAACGACGTTGATAAGGATTACTGGCTGATAAGATGAAAGTTGCCCATTGCGCATCTGCTTTGGGTTGTTTTAGTTCGAACAAATAATCTACTTCAGGATCCGCAGCGGGATATAATGCAATAACTTTTGTATTGATAACGCAGATCGAAATAGTTGTTGGAGAGTAGCCATTTGCTTTAATGTATGCATCGTATGTTTGTAAATACTGATCCATAACGCGACTAATATTTGATATTTGCACGGTAACACACGGCACTTCACCGCTGGATCCTTCGGATATTTCGTTTACCTGAAAAGGAAAGGCTATCCATGTTTCCGGAGTGCTGTCATCGGGATGTTGCCAAGTGATATTTTCCGTGTTGTCAACAAGGCGGATTACTTCTGTCACGCCCGGAATAACGATTCTTAAACAGACAAGAAATACACTGTCGGTATTGAGTTTATTTTTTTCCTGAATAGCAATGGAAGATATAGATAACGACATTATACTTCCCTTAATTTAATGGTTAGCGTTCTGTATCCGGGAACAAGAAACGGAGCTTCGAGATCATCCTGGTCGAACATAACAGTGTAAATGACGTTTGTTGAATAATGAGTCCAGGTGAACGCGAGTCCCTGCTTTGTATGAAAAAAATCTTCGAGGATCTGATAGTCCGCTTCCGGAAGTGATACATCTTCGTTCCACTCAAGAGTCCATTCTTTTTTTCCGGAAGTCCATTTTTTGCGTGTTTTTACATAAGGACCTTCTTTTTCAACACGTACAATTGGGAAATATGTTGATTCTTTAATAGGATATACAGGTTCGGCAATATCAGGCCATGTCGTGACAAGACTATAATCAATGGTAGTCGTGGTAGTAGTCGAACTTGAGCTGGTTGTCGTGGAGGTAGAAGTAGACATTTTTATCCTCTGAGAAGATCATTGAGACCGCCAACATTTCGTTCAAGCGCGTCAATCCATATCGAAACAATGGTTTCCTGTCCGTTGAAAGACGTTTCCGATTTTGTTTGTTTGAGTGGAGTTCCACTTTCATTTTTTAA